CCTGTATTCCTGGCATCGTCTCTCATCCGTAGAACGGGTTGGCGGCGGTCGTCACTTCGGTGATGCGCGGCCCGGCGTCAACCGCCATCACCGCGTACCTCAGACTGTCACTCGCGTGGTCATTCGCCTTCATCGGCTCGTCCGCAAACCCCTCGCCGCGCGGGTTTGTGCGCCACTGATACTGCTCAAACTCGCTGGCCGTCCACACCATGCCCGGCGCCAGCAGCAGGCGGGGCAGTCCATCCGGGCGCACCACCAGCCGGTTCTTGACCGCCTGGATGCCGGGCCGCACGCTGTTGTTCGCGCCCTCCGCCCGGCAGCCCGCCTCTTTCAGCGCGCGGATGTAGTCCGGCTCGCTGGGGTCGCACACAAACCGCGTCACCCCGTAGGTGTCGCGCAGGTCTGCCGCCACCCGCGCCCATTCCTCAATGCGCCGCTGGCGGGCATATTCCTCGTGCAACCCCCACATGCGCCCGTCGCCGTCTACGCCGAACACCAGCATCACGCCAGGGTTCGAGAAGCCCCAGTCCACGCCGGCGATTACCTGCGCGAACGTTTCCGGGCGCGTGGTGGTGATGTGGCGCGCGCGGTCGAATTCCGGGTAGACCAGCCCCTCGAAGGCGACGAACTCGCCCTCCAGTTCCTGCCGGGCGAAGTCGCCCGTGTACTCGCTCTCCAGATCAGCGATGAACGCGCGGTCCAGGTACGGGTTGTCTGCCGTGCGCGCGCGGATCATGTCGTACCCGCTGCGCTGTTCGTGCACGAACAGTTTCCATATCCAATCGCGGCCCTTCGGTGTGGTCGTCAGCCAGTCATAGCCGCGCTGCCCATACTGGCGCAGACGGCCAATCATGATCTTGCGCACCATCGCCGGGTACAGCGCCGCCTCATCCCCGTACCACCACGAGATCGACGGCCCGCGCAGGCGTTCCGGGTGTTCGGTGCTGCGGAACAGCACCTCGCTGCCGTTGACCAGCGTCGCCCGCGCCTCGCCCTTGTTGAAGTCGGTGACGAACGCCTCACTCACGTCGAGGAACGTGCGCACCGTTGCGTCGCGCAGCATCGGGTAAGTGGGCGCGGTCACAATGCCCAGGTTCGGTGTTTTGATCCGCGCCGGGCCTATCCAGCCCAGCCCCGCCGCCAGCGCCCGCGCGCAGCCGGCCACCGTCTTGCCGCTGCCGATGCCGCCCACAAACGCCAGGTGATGCGTCTCGCTGCCGACGAACGTGTACTGCGGCCCGTAAAGCTCAATCCGCTGTGTGGTCGTCATGCGCCACCGCGTCGGGCGCGGCCATCACAAACTGGATGCTCACCGGTTTGTCGTCACTGCGCAGGTCAACTTCAGTTTTCGGCGGCCCGTCAATTTGCTTGTAGATGAACTGCGCCAGGTCGATCCAGTCGCCTGCCGTTAAGTCCAGCGTCCGCCCGTTGACCAGCACCACCGTGCCGGTGAGCAGGCCCTGCCACAGCATGTCGGCCAGCAGCTTATTGCGCGGCGTGCCGCGCGCTTCACCGTCGCGCTTGTGCGTGGCTTTCCCCTGTTTTTCGAGTATTTCAGTGAGCGCCCGGCCCTTTGGCGGTCTCCCGCGCGGATTGCCGGACACACCCGGTGTCCAGGTCATCCCCTTGCTCCCATTTGCTTTTCAGGTGTTACCCGTCGAATTGATCCGTTTCCACCAGGAAGCGGCCCTTTGCCGTCGCCTGCGCGGTGCCCGTGCCGTACCACTTGTACCACCACTCGCCGCGCCGCCCGTCGGTTGTGTCGATGTCGTAGTGGTAGGCCCCGGTTGAATCCTTCTGCACCTCGCCCACCTCGCCATACGTGCGCGTGATGACTGTGCCCCCCGGCGCGACATACTTGAGCACGACAGACGACGGGTCAACCGCCGTGCCGCCGCTGTTGGTGAACGCCACGCTCACCCGCACCAGATCGCCGATGTCATAGCTGTTGACGGCCATCACTCACCACTCACCCGGCATTAGCTGCCGCTGTTGATCGTGCACGTATACTGAAAAGAAATGCTGTCACCCGAAGCCACGTTAATCGCGCTGAACACACTGCGATCCCACAGCGTCCCGCCGCCGGTCGCTGCCTGGCTGAAAATGCCGTGTTCGGTGATCGCGCCGCTGCCGTCAAATGTGACCGTGCCGGTCGAGCGCAGTTGGTTGGCTGCCGGCTGCGATTTCGTGCCCGTCGCCCGCGTCGAATCTGGGTTAAGGATGGTCGTGCTTTCCGTCACCAGTGCCGTCTGGTTGGCGTTTTCCGCCGTCGTGCCCGTGCCGCAGCCATGGTAATTGAACGTGGTCAGGTCGGTCGTGCTGTCGTCCCAGTCATCGACCAGAAACGCCACCCCGGCGTCTGTCACCACGCGCCGGCTGACCACACCGTAATCAATCCACTCGCCGTCGGCGCGCCGCACACGCACGGCCAGCTCTGCCGTGATTGTCGGAACGCCGGTCAGCTTCGAGAACACTGCCGCCAGCCAGTTGACCAGCAGCCCCCAGATGAACGACCCGCGCAGCGCATTGCGCAGTGTCCAGGTCATCCCCGGCCCCTGTGCGCGGTGCACCTTCGCGGTCAGCGCCCCACCAAAACCCACTTTGCTGTTGAGCATGTTGTCCTCACCCCGCTATCGCGTCTGTTACCGCCGCACTGTAGGCCGCCGCATTGCTGGCTGCGCCCAGATAAACACTGCTGTCACTCGTGGTCGCGCTGTAAACCAGCGCATCGCTGGCCGTCGCCTGCGCCAGCGGGTTGAGGCCCAGCGCGCTGCCAATCAGCGCACCGATGGCGCTCACCGCCCCGGCCAACTGCCGCGCAATCGCTTTTGTCACCGCCGCCGCTGGCGTAATGGCCCCGGCCAGCGGGCGCGCCATCTGCCGGACCAGCCCGCCCACCGGCGCAATCGCCCCGGCCAGCGTGACATACACCAGGCGAATGCCGCTGACCGCCCCTGCTGGTGCAATGCTGCCGGAGAGCGCCCGCGCCGTGCTGCGGATTAGCGCCGCCGCCGGGTTGAGCGCGCCGGCCAACGTTTTCAGCGATGTGCGCGCCAGAGCACCCGCTGCCGTCACCGCGCCTTCGATGTAGGCCAGAAACGTTTTAATACTCGACAGTGCCCCAGCGGGCGTAGTCGCCCCCGCCAGCGCGCGTTGGATGCTTTTGAGCATCGCGCCTGTTGGTGCCAGCGCTCCGGCGACAGCCCGCGCGGTCGTGCGCAGCAGGCCGCCCGTTGGCGCGAGTGTTCCGGCCAGGCTGACCAGAAACAGTTTGACGCTGGTCAGCGCCCCGGTAGGCGTGACGCTGCCTGCCAGCGCCCGCGCGGTCTGCCGCAGTATCGCGGCGGTTGGCGTCAGCGCCCCGGCCACCGAGCGCGCGGTTGAACGCGCCAATGCGCCCGCCGGTGCCAGTGCGCCAGCCAGCGCCTGAATGGTGGATTTAATGCTCGACAGCGCGCCGCTGGGTGTCGCTGCGCCCGTCAGTGGGCGCGTCGTCTGCCGAATAGCGCTACCAGCCGGGGATACGCCCCCAGCACGCGCCGTGCTTATCGCCCTCAGCAGCGCGCCGCTGGGTGCGGTTGCCCCCACGCGCAGCGTGGTCGACTGCCGAATGAGCGCGCCTGCCGGAGACAGCGCCCCGGTCGCGCTCTGGTTGTAGGCCGTGCCGCCGCTTGCCACATACGGCACCAGATAGGGCACGCCGCCCCACGACACCGGCGGGCCGTCTTCCGCCGTCAGCGTGCCGACGGTCGTGAAGTCGTAGCCGTTGCCGCTGTAGTCCCGCCCCTGCTCGCCGGACTCCCCAAACATGGGATACCAGCCAAACAGGTTCGCCGTGCGCACAGGACGAACAACGCGCATCTCTGCAGTGATCTCGTCAACCGACAGCGCCGCCGTCCACATCTTGCACGCCGCGTAGCGTGCGTCGGGGGCGTCGCTGCTGCCGTACCAGGAGCCTATGAAGTTCGACGCCGCGCCCAGACCGCCTGCGCTGGCGCGATTTACCTCCAACGCGCCATTCAGATACGCCTGGAACCCGTCCGCGCCACTGCCCGAACGCACAATCGCGATGTGATACCATGTGTTCGCAGAGAGCGAGGTCGTGCCATCGGTGCCGTCGGTGCTCCATAAATTCAGCTTGTTTTCATTGAGCTGCGCGGCGGCAATAATTGAGACGGTTCCGATGTAACAGATGTTCTGCCAGCCTGAGACGCCTGCCCAGCGCGCCCATAACATGACTGTCCAGACATCAGCCGTCGCCACCCCCAGAACAGTGCCGCTGCCGCGTGCCAGATAATTGGCGGTATTGCCGTTGAACCGGACGGCCATCGCCTACGCCCCGTCGCGCAGTTCCACCGCCAGCACGTAGCAGTCGCCCGTCGCTGTGTCCCCGGCAGCGTTCGCATCTCGGTTGATGCTCAGGCGCGCGTAGTCCGCCGCCGCCATGCTGTCCGCGTTCGTCATGGTGATGCTGATCTGGTCGATGTAGCCCGCCGTGCTCGGCACCGTCGTCGCGCTGCTGCTGTTGACCGTGTCGAAACTCGTGCCGGCGTCCAGGTCAGTGCTGTCGCCATCGCTCACGGCCTCCAGCGCCGCCTGGAAGATCACGGCCCCCGATGTGGCCGAGGCCATCATGTAAGTGATGACGACCGTGATCGTGCCCGTCAGGCCCTGCGGCGCAACGAATGTCCAGTAGGCCGTTTCGTCGGTCGCGGCGTCGAAGGCCAGCACCGGACGCCGGTTGACCAGCGTCAACGCCGGGAAGTTCGAGGCAGGGTATTCGGCGCTGTTGGGGGTTGCAATGATGCGCGTTGCCATTTACACCTCCACCAGATAGCGCCGGGCGATGACGTAGGACAACAGCGCGGCTTTCTGCTTGGTTGTCATCTTGGTGCGGGCGGCAGTGGGCAGCGCAGCGTTGAGCGTGGCCGCGTTGCTGTCGAACCATGCATCAATCGCGTCGACCGCTGCGCGCAGTTCCGGCTTGGTCAGCGTGGGCAGCGGCACGTCGCGCATCATCTGCGCCCACACCTCGAAACGTTCGGTATCACCCAAAACCGCCACACTGCCCTCCCGAATCAAAAGCGCCCCATCAGGAGCGCTGCTGCTGTTTTTATGTGGGCGTTTTTGGTCACGCGGAACGCCCGAAAACCGCCCTCATTGTGGAATGTGCCGCTGGCGGGATCGAACCGCCCGCGCCCGTCCTTGAACCGGCGCGCCCTCCCAGGTTGTAGCGGCCAGGTGTGCGAGTAGGCTTCTTCCTGCGCCGCGTCCCCCTCCCAGGTTTCGCCGCGCCTTATCCAGCCGGGCTTCGCGTGCCCCTGCCTTTGTCGATAGGCAGATCGAGGTGTTGCCGCGTGCCCGCCGCCTTGCACGCCCGCAGGCCTGTCCGAAGGTGCCTGCACCCGCGCCGATCATCGCCGCGCTCGCTGTATTGCACCGGTGCTGCTCAGGTGTGCGCCGCCCGGCATCCGGTCAAACACTGCCGCCCCTGCGAAAAACGCACACCTGTTTCAATAACTATTATACCACATTACTATTACGACAATCTTACAAGCAAACGGCATCTTAACCTTACGACGCGGGCGACTGCTTGAAACGCAGCGGGTTGACGGCGTAACCCTTGGCGGCCTGCCTCCGGTGCAGTTCGCGCAGCGGCATGTCCGCACGCAGTTCGCGCAGCACCTCGCGCAGCGCAGCGCTAAAGGCGTCCTCGACCGCGCTGGCAGTGTACGCCTCGACCACCTCTGCCGCCGTCTGCGGGCAGCGCCGCCGCACCTCCGCCACCACGCGCGCCCACAGACGTGCCTCCGTCCAGCACCACCCGCCCGGCGACATGTACGACAGCACGCTCATCCAGTAGACGCTCACATCGCGCAGTTCGCGCCAGTCGCGGTAATCGTAGCGAGCCGTCGCTTGGCGCAGCTTCGCCAGTTCGCCGCGTGCCAGCGCTACCTCGAAGCTGCTGGCCGGGCCGTCATCTGGATTGATGCAACATTTGTTGCATACTGCGCGATACTCGCGCTTCAGTCGTGCGATGTCAATCGCCAGATGCCACCTCCCTTTCGCTGCCCTCAGCATAGCACGAGAGTTCTGAATTAGCGGCAATCACGGGAATCAAAAGCCGGGCCTCTCGACCCGGCTTTCGCGTGTTCAATGCACACCTACTGCACCATCCCTCTCGTGACCATCCACCCACTGCGCGGCCCCTTCGGGCGCATCGCCACTCGTGCCCGCTCCAACCGGCGCAGATACAGGCGCGCCGTCCGGTCTGCTTTCCCCAGGTGCCCCGCTACCACTGTTGCCGGCACCGGGCCACCGCTGCGCCGGCACAAGTCCTGCACCACGTGCGCCACGTACAGCTCATATGGCGTCGGGTCAGGCGCCCAGTACAGCGGCAGCGCCAGTTGGCGCGGGTCAACCGGTCGTCGTCTCGACATGCTCGCGCGCTCCCTCGCTCAGCGCCAGCCGTACCGACTCGTCGACTGCCGCCACCTGGCGCAGCATGGCGTCAATCTCGTCCAGGCGTGCCTGCTGACGGGCCACTTCACGTGCCGCCACCTGCAACCGCCACGTCAGCGTCTCGTACCCGCCGCGCTCCAGGTGGGCCAGCGCGCGCTCATGGTCGCGCCGTGCCGGGTCAGTGGGGCGCAGCGCCGCCAGCGCCTTGCGCTCCCGGTTCAGCTCACGCCCGTAGTCGCGCCCTATCGTCGCCAGCGTTTCCTCCGCCCGGCGCAGGCTTTCCGCCGCCTCAGACCACGCGAACACGTGCCGCACCACGCCGCCCACGTCGCCGCCGCCAGGCAGCATTCGCAGATGATCCAGCAGATGCCGGTACGGGTTGATGGCGTGCACGGTGTAAAACAGCGTCGGCGCGCTCATCGCTCACCCCACAAGCCCATTTGCACCGGCAGTATTGGCATTGGAACCGCCGGCACCGCCTGCGCGCGCGGTGTGAACGGCGTCTCATCCCACGTGCGCCCATCGAGCAGCCTGTCCTGGCCGCTCATGTAGGCGCTGCCCTGCTTGAACATATACGCCACGCCCGCGCGCCCGCACATATCGCGGATGTCGCGCGCCCAGGCTTTGTCGAAAGGCCGCCGTTTCGCGCCGCTCTCCGCGCCCACAATCACCCATCTCAGACGGCGCTTCAGCGACAGCCTCATTTCAACCCTGTCACCATAGCTATCAGTGCCGGCAAACGACTTCGCCACGTAGGGCAACAGTCCCGGCAGCGGCCCCAGCAGCGGTTCAGCGCTTACGAAATGCCCGGCTGCCGGGATACGCAGCAGGTAGTCCAACCGCCACAGGTAGTCGGCGTTTTCGACGCTCGTGCCTACCCATAGGTTCGGTGGATACGCGAGATAGCGCGCCAGTCCCAGCGCGCGCTCCGGTCGCTTGGTCAACAGCAGGAATGTCACATCCGGGCGCAGGTACGCCGCGATGTTGTGAATGCTGTGAATCCACGTCAGGCGCGCCTGCTCGTGATAGGTGTCGCTCATGCTGTTCACAAACACCACCGCGCCGCGCGGCATCCGCCTGATCTCCTGCATCGCCCGCGCCCCGCGCCACTGGGGCGCGCGATTGAACGCGCCTGGCCCGTTGCGGCGTTCGGCCAGGAATTCCGCGTAGCAGTTGGCGCAGCCCGGCGACACCTTCCGGCACGCCCACGTGTACGGATTCCAGGTGTGCGAGGCCCATTCAATCGTCGTCTTACCCATGACCGCCACCCCCTCGTTTTTGAATTTCTTGATTCAAATCAAGATTCTCAAAATCGCCGTTTTTCAGTCGGCCTTCCACATCGCGTGCAAATCGCCGCAGCAACTCAACGTCTGCCGCCGCCATGCCGTTGACCTCACCCGCCATCGCCGCGTACAAACGCTCCACCGCGCCCAACATATCGACCAGTGAAATGTACCCTTGTGCCGGCTCAGTGTCGGCCTCAACATCAACCAGCGTTACCCGTGCCGCCTTCTCCACGCGCGTGCCGCGCGCCGTGCGAACCTTCACGGCGTCCGTGCCCACCGCGCCCTCGAAAGTTGCGTGCCGCCCGTCCTGCAAAACCACCTGATCGCCGGCGACGAGCGGTGGGGGAGGGGCGTCCATTTGGGATATATTGGGCGCAACATTTGTTGCATGTTCCCCCTCCCCCATCGGTGTTTTTGCCCCATTTTCAGTCCATACCGTATTGACCAATACGGTATAGCCCTCAAAACGCGGTTTTTTGCCGGTTTTGAGGTACTCGATCAGGTTCGTCTGCGACCAGTTTTCATCATCCGCCGCCGTCCAGATTTGGGATTCCAGCGACAGCAGCGCGCGGCACTGGCGTAGCTGCTGCGGGTTCTTCAGCCCCAGCGCATTCAGCAGTTTTTCGCTCTGTCCGCGCGGCACGCGGTGCCGTTCGCCGTCGGCCACCTGCGCGTAGTAGTCTTGCTCGTGGTAGAATGCGTCGAATGGCGCGAAGGTCTCGCCGCGCGCGCCCAGCAAGTCCATCAGCAGAATAGCGAACTGGCGCGCCCTGCCGATGGCGTTCAGGTCAGCGCGCGCGTTGTTCTCGCTGGCCTGCCGCCACACATCGAACACGACCACACGCGCCGGGATTCTCAGCCAGTCGCCCGGCGTCTCCAGGTGGTGCAGCAGGTGATACGCCAGCCAGCGACGCTCCCCGGTTTCGATCAGGTAAGCGCCGTCGTCAATCCCGGCGACTGTGATCGGGTTCGTCAGGCCATCGCGCTTGATCGAAGCGGCCAGGTCAGCCACCGCCAGCAGCGCGCTCAGGATCGGCCCCGCTGTTTCCGGGCGCGCCCCTTCTTCGCCCGCGATGACGGCTTTGAACATCGGCTCTACCGACGCGCGTTCGTGGACGCTCGCGTCCGGATCGCACTCGTAGGCCGCGTACCACAGCCAGGCATTCAGTAGCTGCCCAGGGTGGCTGTATTCCTCAGCGCGCACCACCGCCGGCACCACGCGGCGCGGCTGGCGTGCATCAGGCCGGATGGCGAAGATGTCGACGGGCCGGGCCAGAATGCGGTTGCGCTCCAACTGCGCCAGGCTGCCGGCCTGCTGCGCGTCGAGCAGTCCCTCGTCGCCGTCACTCTCGCGCACTTCGAGCGGCGAGTGCCGGCGCGTGCGCCAGTCACCCCGGTTATTGTTCACGGGACGCCTCCAGCAGGCCGCTTTCCACCCGGTCGATCAGCGCCCACAGTTCCTTCGTCACTTCGCTGCCCTCGTCATCCGCCGCGCTGTACGGCGCGAATTTGAACAGCGTCTCGCCGGCGTACTCTGCCTTTTCCCAGATCGTGCGCAGCGGCATACACGGCCACACCGACTGCTTGTACTGGCGCAGCAGGTCTTGCAGCGCCACGTCGTGCGCCTGCGTGTTGCGCCGAAACATCACCGGGATAATGCCCATGCGCTTCACATCGCCCAGCGCATACTGCAAGCGCAGACCGCGCGCCTGCTCCTGGTGATAGATGCTGTGCGCCAGACCGTCCAGCGCCATGAACTGCGGTGTTGTCGGGAACAGGATGTAATCAGTGGCGACGTAAATCGCCGTGTGGATCAGCGACGGGGTGGGGGAGGTGTCGAACACCACCACGTCCGCCCAGGACGCCAGTTCCTCGAACCGCTCGCGCACCAGGAACGGGTTCGGGTTCTCCAGCGCGACCAGCCCCGTGCGCTGGTTGCCCGGTATCACCCACAGATCGCCGTCCGGCTCGCTGGCGCTGTATACATCCGCGCTCACGGGCCGCATCACGTCCTCAAACTCAGCATCGTCTACCAGCAGACGCCACAGGCCCGGCTCTTTCTTCAGCCCCAGGCGCACCGCTGCGTTGCCCTGCGCATCCGCGTCCGCCAGCACCACCCGGTAGCCCCGGATTGCCAACCCCGCCGCGATGTGTACCGCCAGCGTGGTTTTCGCCACGCCGCCCTTCTCGTTCAACAGCGTAATGACTTTCATGTTTCGACCTCGCTCACTCTCTCTGTTCGTGCAATCAATCGTGCGCTATACTCTGCGCCGGCGGTCGGTTCGTTCGACCTCACACCGGCCCGCCGTCACCCGCCCAGTGAAGCCTGGGCGGTTTGATGCACTACCCCTGTTTGGATGAAGCTCGCATATATCCCCGACGCATACCGCCGCCCCTCATCGCGCATCACGTCCACCGGGCGGCGCTTGCCCCGCCGCCACTCCGCCAGGTCATCGGCCAGGAAGGTGAACCGGTACGGCTTGTCCGGCGCGCGCCCGTCCAGTTTGTCGCGCGTCATGCGCTCGACCTCCTCAGCGCTGGCCCCGGCATCGGCCAAGCGTCTCCACGCACCCGCGTACAGGCCGAAGGCTTTGGTCGGCACCGCGTCCACCCCGCCACCCGCCACATACGCCCGCCACAGCGCATCGCCCGCCAGCGCTGCCGGGGAGGGGGGCGGCGCGGAACTGGGGGGAGGGGTGCGGGGCGCAGCCGGCGTGTTCCCCGAAGGCGCTGCGCTCGATTCCAGTTCTGGCGCTTTGCCGTTTTTATGCAACATTTCTTGCATGTTCATCGGCGCATCTGTCGTCGTCGTTTCCGGTGGCGTGTCGGGCGCGCTCTCGTGCGCGCACGCGCGCGACGACGACTCTGTTGTAGTCTGTGTTGTAGTCTCTGATGTACTCTCTGTAGTAGTCTCTGGTAACGCTGTCTCATTCTGGTACATATCTGTCTCATTTTGAGACAAGCCTTGTCTCATTTTGAGACGACTTGTCTCATTCTGGTACATATCTGTCTCATTTTGAGACACCACGCAAACCGATTCGAGCAGCTCTAGCCCTTCAGTATCGAGAGCGAACCATCGCGTTTTATCCTTCTCGCGCAGGTTGTAGGCTGATATTTTGATGAGATTGCGGCACTCCAATCTGTGAATCGCCCTGTCGATTGTCGCGCGGCTCCAGAACGGGAACGCCTTCTGGCGCATATCGTTCAGGCTCTGATATGTCCACCAGTCGCCATCTCGCAGGTTGTTGCTGATTCCGATCCAGTAGGCGATTTGTAGTAGTACAACGCTTTCGACCACCCCAATTTCGTCCGCCAGGGCAGGGATAATCATGAGCACGGTTTGCCCTTCGCTGGTGATGATCTTAGGTTTTGGTGGCGTGCCGTTGTTGCGCGCGCTCATAGCCGCGTCTCCAGGATAATCAAACAAAACGTTAACTTGCTTTCCGTTTTCATTCGCGGTAGACTCCTGTCATCTCAGTTTGTTGAACCCACCGCAGCGGTTTCGCCGCCAGCCGCGGCGGGTTTTATTTTGCCTGCTGCCCGGCGGGGCAGGGTTGTGTTCTATGTCGTGTTCTACAACAGACTCTCGCGTATGCGGGATTATACGTAGTTAGCGCCCCTCCGGACAGTTAGCGCGCGTGAATTTACGGTTAGATTATGGTTGCGAATTCTTACCACAACCATAAGCCTCTTACATCCTCGACTCTCGAATCGCAACCGTCACCAGCACGCCCAGCAGCACAAACGCGCCCACTGCCAGCAGCAGTAGACGTGCATCACCTGACGCCACCTCATTGACGACCAGCACCAGTATAATAATCGCCAGCGACAGGCCGGCGACGGCGTCGGTCATGAGGCGCGCTCGATCTGCTCTCTTTCGTAGCGTGCAATAAGCTCGCGCATCCTCAGCCCAGCCGCCAGATGACTCTCGCCCGGCTGCCGAATGGTGTCCAGCAGGAACTGGATAGCGACGTTGTAGATCACACCCCCGCCATACGCGAAATCACGCAGGCCGCTCTGCACATCATCATCGACTGGAATTCGCTTGTTCAACTTTTTATCTCCCATTACCCTACACCTCCAAGATAGCACGGTTGTCCTACTTTGTCAATGTGTCTATTGATGATAAACGGTTGACATCGTTTACAATAGCTGCTATACTTATTGGTAGGCTGCAATCGGCAGCTTACACGTTTAGGAGACTTCGCCCCCGTAGCCATCCAAGCAGTAGGGGGCGAAGTCGGGCGCAAACGCAGAGCGTCACGCTTGACATCATTGTACACCTTGTAAGAAGGATTGGTCTAATGTCAAACAATCCCCACACCACCACCTGCAAGCCCAAAGCCTTCCGTGTGCGCTTCGGCGCGGTTCAGGAGTGTTGCCCGGTGTGTCTGGGCAAATGTCGCTGTGCTCGCGTACGCGGCATCGCCCGCCACTTTCCGAACAATGAGCGCGTGTCTGGCATCTTCGGCGAATTTGTGCGCGAAGGCGCGACGGTCTGGTATCACGTCAGCTTCGAGGATGCAGGCGAGGATACGCCTCAGGCGTTCTTGTCGTACTTCAATGACGACCTGGCCTACGTGGTCAGTTAGGAGGGTGATCGAACATATTGCACAGGGCAATGCCCAGAGGCACGACTGGCAACCTTTGTGTGAATACCCAGGTTGCCAGTCGCCAACACGCGGCAGGGCCGGCGCGCCGGAAACAGTATACCGCACATCGCGCCGTTATTGCCGCTAAGTCGCAAAGTCTGTCGGACAATTAAAGGAAAGGGAATTGATTGACCATGAACGACCCCTTCAAGCCCGCGACCCCCATAGCGAAAAAACTCAAGCTGCTTTTCTACGGCCCGTCCGGCTCCGGCAAGACCTGGGCCGCGCTCACGTTCCCGCGCGTCGCCCTGATTGACGCCGAGAACGGCAGCGACCTCTACGCCGGGCGCCCCGGCATCCCGCCTTTCAGCGTCCTGCACGCCAAGCGCCTCAGCGAAGTCGAGCAGGCCGTGCGCTTCATCCAGGCAGACGGCGGCAAGTCCTACGACACGCTCGTGCTCGATCCGGTCACTGTCGCCTATGAGGTGGAGAAAACCGCCGAATCGTCCAACAACACCAAAGACCTGGGCTTCCGCGAGTGGGCGCGCATCAACAACCGTATGGCTGCGCTCTACACCTCGCTGACCAATCTGCCCGCGCATGTCATCCTCATTGCCCGCGAGACACCCGAATACGCCACGCGCGGCAGTGGCCTGGAGCGCGTCGGCGTCAAACCCGACGCTGACAAGAAGCTGGTCTACATGATGGACTTCGTCGTGCGCTTTCAGAATGACCACAGCGCCGTCGTCGAAAAGTCGCGCGGTGTTGTGCTGGGCAAGGCGGGAGTTCTGCCCAAAGTGTCATGGGCGGACTTCGAGGCCGTCGCCGCCGGTTTCGCTGACGGCGAGTCGGTCACGACCACCGATGAAACCAGCGAGGCCGAAGCTGAAGCTGACGACCTGCGCCGCCTGGAAAACGCACAGGAATTTGTGCGCCACTGGCGCGCCCAGGGTCTGACAGACATTGAGATGCTGACCGCGCTCAACGTCACGCGCATCAGCGAGTGGACGCAGGGGCGTAAGAAAGCGGACGCCGCCGTCACCGCCTACGTCGAAGCGCAGCTCGCCACGCCGCCCGCCATCGCCACCGGCAACGGGGGAGGGCGCTGACATGCCTATCCCCACTGGCGCGCCGCCTTTCACGCAGATGATCCAGGGCGCTGACCTGCGCCCTGGCGACCGGGTGTACACGTCACCCTTCACCGCCGCCTACACCCTCGTCCGGCGTCTGACCGCCACCAGTTGGCAGGTCGAGCGCCACAGTCACCCGCAGCCCGTCATCGCTACCGTGCGCATTGACCGGCTGGCGCAGTACGCCGTCACCAATCGCCCCCAGCCCGCCGGCCTGCGCTGGCTGGAAGTCAGTGTGCTCGACCTGGCCGCCGGTGACGTGGTGCCGCATGGCACCATCGAGTGGATCGGTGCGCTGCACATTGACTATGACCCGATCTACCGCCGCCGCCGCACCGCCCGCAAGGGCCTGCTGCGCCACCCCGACGGGCGTCTGATCCCGTACCTGTGGACGGATGTCTCCGTCTGCCGCCAGCGCATTGTGGGCGGCCCCAAGCTCGACGCCGCCCGCGTCAACCCGACGCACGTTCAGCACACGCCCGGCGGTAGCTGGGTATGGGTGGGCGGTGCCGCATGACCCGCCTTTTTGACACGGCCAATGGAGGTGGCCGCCAATGAACCCATTCACTCGTTTCGTGCAACAAATGTTGCGCCAGCGCGCGCAGCATCCCGATCCTGCCATCAGCGTCGAGGCACGCCGCGTCATCGCTGCGCTGGAGCAGGGCAAGCGCGCCACGCCGCGCCCCATGCCGCAGACGGAGCGCCGCGATGAGCGCTAAGCCCGCCATTCTCTTTTTCCCGTGTGCGCGCCCCGGCAGTCTGCCGCCGGCCTACGATCTCGACCCGGAGGATTCGGGCGCCATCGTGGGCGGTGTCGAACTGGCCCTGGCCCTGCACATCAGCGCCAGCGCCGCCGATCTGGTGGCGCACTACGCGCGGCAGGAGCGCGCCGACGCGCTCGACGAGGCGTACTTCGACGCCGCCGAGTCGCGCCGCCGGGCTGACGAATGGCTGACCTGTCACGAGGAAGCCACCACCGCCGCCGGCCAGATATTCCTGCTGCGGCTCAACTGATCTGATCGCCATGCCCCGGCTCGCGTGGGCCGGGGCTGCTTAGGAGAAAAGACCATGCACGATTTACAGTCTCTCGAACAGCGCATCGCCGCCCTGGAGCAGCGCCTGGCCGCGCTCGAAATGGGCCGCGACGCCCAGCAGCACAACGCCCCGGCGCTCGCGCTGGCGACCGAGGAAGAACTCGACGATCTGGCGCGCACGCACACCGGCTTGGCGCTGCTGCCGCTGCTGGATCACCTCGACGTGCAGTATCCCGCCGTCGTCGGAATGCCGCTGCCCCTCGCCAAAGAGGTGCTGTTCAACGCCCTCATTGACGACGCGCTGCCTGTATTTGCCACCACTGCCCAGACGCGCCTGGCGCGCAACGGCAGCTTCTACCTCAGCGTCAGTTTTGGATTCGGCGCCTGCGCCGTGTTCAACAACGACATCGACCGCGTGTTCCGCGACACCGGCTACCTCATGCTGGACTGGCAGCGTGACGGCTACGCCCTCACGTTCGACCCGCCGCTGTCGGCCATCCTGGGGCGCGACGGGCGCGGCTATCCACGCATCCTCAATATGCAGGCGCCGATAGACCCCATCCTGTACCCCAGCGCGTCCAACGACGATTACGCCGAGGTGCTCTGATGGCCGCTGACGACACCCCCGACATCAAGCCGGGCGACCAGGTGCTGTTCGGGCACCGCGCCGCGCGCGTGGTCAAGGTGGAGGGCGACTCCATCGAGGTCGAGTTCACCGATTCGGCCACCGGCGCCACCGTGCGCCAGTGGGCCAGCACCACGCTGGCCGAGCTGCTGCACACCGCAATGGTGGACGATCAGCCCGTCATTGTCGAGCCGCCGCTGGATGACGATGACACGGTCGAAATCCCGGTGGCGCTCCAGCGCGTCATCGAGCGCCGCGTGCGCCGCGTCAAGACGCTGGTGCACAACATCAGTCTGCCGCAGCAGGTCGCAGCCAGTGACTGCGAGTTGGCGCAGCACCTCAGCGCCGGTTGGGAGACTGCGTCGGTTGACGTGGTCTGGTGCGGCGCCGAAATCCAGCGCGTCGCCACGCTCACGCGCGAGGAAGTGATCCCTGTGCCCACCACCGGCGCTCCGGCGCAGCCGCGCCGCCACCAGCGCGTGTTCGTTGACCCGCTGGCCAACCTGCCACTGGCGCGCAGTATCCGCGAGCACGGCGTCGAGGCCACCATTGAGGCCCTCAACGCCGACGCCTACCGGCGCGGGCTGGACGCCGCGCAGTACCGCCTCGGCCAGACCCGGCGCATTTTCACGCGCCGTCCCGGCCTGCCCGGAAGGAGCGACGCATGAACGCAGCCCCGTACCAGCGTCCTGATGACCCACGCGCGCACAGCGACTACTACGCACACGAGGACGACCACACCACGCCGGAAAGCGCGCTCGCCAGTTGGCGCGCCACCGCCCGCGCGCTGCACGGCGCCGCCCGCGATGCATCGGTCTATATGGAGCGACTGGAACGCAATCTGGGTGTGCTCTATCAGGAAGCCGAAGCGCGCCGCGACACCGCCGCGCTCCAGCAGATCAGCGACGCCTGGGGGCGTGCCCAGCAGCTCTACGGCACGCTCACCGAACACGACGCCGCCATTGCCGGTGCGAGCGAGACGATCAAGACCCTCAATCACCAGCGCATTGACCTGGCGCGCGAACTGGAAAGCCTGACGCGCGCCATCGAAATCTGCGACACGCACGACGCGCGTCTGGCCGATTTCGCCGCCGACCTTCAGGCGGACGCTTACGAGGCCGCTTACGACAGCGCAGTCGAGAAAGCGGGCGAGATCGCCTCCGAAGAACACTACAGCGTCATGTTCGAGACGCTGGCGCAGTACGGCCTGCGCGCCCGGCATGTCCACTGCCTGCTCGACCTACTCGAAGGCAACATCGAAATGAAC